CCTTGTAAGTAGTTAGGGTTGGCTGTATTCGAATCACCTGTATACCAATATAAGATACCTGCATCATAAGTGATACCTTGCATAGGTTGTGTATCTGAAGTGTATTCCATAGGTATATCCATTTGATACAATACTTTGTCTATACCTTTATCAATATCGTCAGCACTTCTAACCTCAACAAAGTTCAACGAATTCTTAAGTTGTCTTTCAGTGGGTTTATATTCACGTCTAAAAATCATTAAATTTTCTACCGGATTATAAATCGCTGACGTATATCTGTCGTTAAATATATTCGGCATGACATCTTGCATTTCATTACCATAAGTTATTTCTCCAGTTCTATATTGGAAACGTACAAACTTGTTGTTTTTGTTACTGTCCAATACAGCTGAATAAATCCATAATTCTCCATCAATGTATCTATACGCATTGTGTGTACCGTGACCGCCGTTTTTAACAAGCAATCTATCAATAAATTGTCCGTTGGGCTTCAATCTAGATAACATGTAATGATTACCTGGACGAGCTTGCGTCATATAAATAATTTTCGTTCTAGGGTCTACCCAAAATGATTGCATTACTGCATTTGTATATGGCGATAAATCAGTGATAAATTCCGGTTCTTGCTCTTTTGGTTCGAATCGGTATTCTGTCGCTCGATATTCTTTATAGTGTTCATCTACAGCTTTCTCAACCTTTTTAGTGAAAGCATCTAGTGTTGAATAATCATGATACAAACGATCTTGCAATGTCTTATGACCATAACCTGTATTATCAATACGCGCGTCTTTTACTTCATTGATACCGTCGCCGTTATGGCCTAGAATCATATTGCTAAAACGGCCATTTAAATACGTTAAATAATCTTCAACACTGTCATTCAAGTATTTAATTTGTTTCGCTGAGTGTGCGTATATTTCTTCTTTTTGATGGTATATAAACATTTTCTCAAGTTTGCTCATACCTTCATCTAACAAGCGATAGTTATACTCATGTTGAGCAACTATTTTCCGACCTGTCATTGAATGTAAACTTGTAATTAATCCGTAAGCCATTGGTTGCCTCCTTTAGTCGTAAAAACTGTAATAATCCTTGATTAACTCGTACATAATAACCTCGTGACCTTTTTCGTTAGGGTGTAAGCCGTCCTCCATGCTCGCTTTCCTAAAAGCTGGATTGTATGGCTTAAAGTAATCTGTGTGATATGCGTCAAACACTGGTACATCTAACTCACTACAAGCTAATATTTGAGCGTTTACATAGTCCTCAAGTGTTAACCCTAGTTTGTTTTTGTCCGTGTCTTTACGGCGTATTGTTGTACCACTCATAGGGCATTGTCTTGTAGCTGTCATCACTAGTATTTTTGAATCTGGATTATTCTTTCTAATAACTTCAATTGCAGAACAAAAGGCACCGTAAAACGTTTTTGTATCCGTTTTATCAGTGCCTATCGGTACGCCTGCCCAATAACCGTGTAACCAATCATCATCAGTGCCTTGTAATATGATTAGGTCTCCTCTTATTTGCTCTGCTTGTCTATAAATGCTGTTTTCTACCGCTTCTTTACCTATTGGAACTGTTGCCATTGTTGCGCCACCTCTTGCAAGATTAGTCGTTTTAGCTTTCAATTTCTTGCCTAACATTTCTGTGAAATTAGTTTTTGCGTGCGACCCTCTAGCTACAGAGTCGCCAATCGTTCCAATTGATTTGATGTTTCTTATACTTGATTGACTAGTAAAGTCGTACATGATCGTACCATTAGCAGTTGTAACTGTTTTAGTATTCATCTTATCGACTTTAGCGTTTATTTTTTCATTCTGCTTAACCAATTCATTATTTATAGATAAACTTGCGTTAACTTTTGCGTTTAATGCTTTTAGTTCTTTAGATGGGTCGGATTTTGTAGATTTTACGCTTTTAACATAATTTGCAGCATCATGAACTGCTTTGTTATAACGATTACGCCTTGTAAAGTCTCCTAATACTACATCTTGCTTAGTGATATTATTGTACGCATCTCTATGTGTAGTGATTTCGACTATTCTCACTAAGTCGTTATATCCTATGGCAGAATCCACCACTCTAACAACATCACCTATTTTAGGGTTAGCTTCTGGGAAATGTTCACGTAACGCTACAAAGTCTAAGGAAATAGAAGCAGTGACACTTTTCTTTATCAATAACTCCATTGCTTTTTTTAAACTATCTTCTTTTTTAATACGTCCATCAACAAGCGGTGGCGCTTCTCTTTTACCTATCAATTGTGCTAATGGATGAGTGAATTCAATTTGTAGTCCCGCTTCTGCAAAAGTCTGTTGTCCATCAAAATCACCATAACCTTTAATAAAGGTATAACATTTAGATGCATCTTCTTGTATTTTGACGTTATCAGCATTCACACCAGCTTTAATGTAATAATTGGCAAACTTAGATAATTCATCATACAAATGAAACGTTTTAGTCTTTGCATCGTATTCATATTCGAGATGATAACGCTCAAGTCCTTTTTTAAAGATTTCTAATCGTGTATCTCCTTTGCCTAATCCCTCGAATTTAGATGCATCTACTTTTGGATGTAATACATACTTATAACCCGTTCCTTTAAAGACAGTATTGAAGAACTCAACGCCTGTAAAACTTTCGTTATACTCTTGGTAAATCCTAGAATTGTTAAGGTCATCAAGTTCTTTTTGCCTAGCTTTGATATCAAGCCTTATTTTTTCGCCAATAGTAGACTTATCAAGTATGACAATTACATATTCGTTGAAATCATCTTCACCTTCAACATGAGTGATCGTCCACATTTTAGTTATAGCACCTATTGCGTCAAACGTACTCGCGTTCTCGATAATAGTTAGATCCAAAGAACTATCTTCATTTAGCTTTTTACTTACCTTTGTACTAACATTAATAGCGTGCCCTACACCCTGTAGACTTTTTAATAAAATTGGCATAGGCTACTCCTTATCTAAAATATAATTTGTGTCTAAATGTAATTTGTTTCATTACTTTATTAGACTTGAATCGATTCCAGCCTGGATATAAAACCGGTTGTTCTAAAGTTTTATTAAAAGAATCTATATTTAAATAACCTCTATAGGTATGTTTACCGTCGAAGATTATTTTATCTCCGGCTTTTAAATCAACTTCCTTAATAACTGAGATATTTCCTTTATCTGTATAGAAAGTGAATCCATCCTTATCATTAGCTTTAACATCTTCAGCTAACTCTATTTCAACAACATTAAACTGATTAAACTGTGTTAAAGGAACATCACCGTTATAATAAACTTCTCCTGAGTTAGTGTTGTAAAATGTCATTTGACGCCTCTTATCACCTTCGTTTGTAGGCAATCTATCAGGTACCGACCATTTTTCAGGGTCGTTATTACTTTCAAGATCAGTACTATAACCGACACTTTCAAAGTATGGTAGTTCGGTTGTTTCAAACGACAAAGAAAATTCCCCTGATGTTTGTGTTGTGTCAAAAGAAACTTCACTTACTAGTCCTACAAAAAGTTGTCGTCCATCAACATAATCAAGCTCAAATGCTTGTTTGTCTTTTGGTATATCTAATATATGCTCATACTTAATTGAATTGTCTGGTGTAGCTAATTCCCTTAAATAAAAACGTCCAGCAAATAGTGCTTGGACGTCTGACTTTAAATGTGAAGCATAAGCAATTTTAGGTACTTTATACCTTATCTTAAGCTCTACTTTTTTAAGTTCTTCTTTAGCGTAATTATGAAATCTACCATCAATACCCTCTATATCAGAATAGTTACGATGATATCCTGCGCCTGTAACGTTATATTCAACTACTTCCAAGTGATTATAAGTGAAAGGATTGTCACTGACGCGATACTGTGAACCATTCCTTATTACTTCTATATCGTGCGCTATCAACTAACAAACCTCCCTTATAATAAGTTGAAACTTCCGTCTATAGCGTTCATGTCATCAATGCGTGATTTAATTAAATCAAGGTCGCCCTCATTTCTAATCGTTACATTCACAATAGGTCTATTATTTTCTTTTAAGCTATGTTGAACATCGCTAGTCATGTGTCTGTCTATAGAAGTACTTACAGGATTTACTATACTATCTGTCAAAGTAGAGGATAGCTCTTTATTAAAGGCACTGCCAAAGTCTGTAGCAATTACTTTTGCTTGTGATACCGCTAAACCTTTACCTAAGCTACTACCTCCACCGTGTCCACTTACGAATGAAGTTACAGAGTCCCAAGCTGATGAAATCGCATCGCCTACCGCGCTGACTACTTTGTGCGCAGCATTGGCTACACCCTCAGCTACTTTGCCGATTAATTCCGCTCCGGCATTTAAGAAATCACTGAAGAAACTTTTAATCTTACCAAGTGCATCACTCATACCGTCACCTACATTTGAGACAACTCTTTTAAACCCATCAGCTACTTTACTCGCGAAACTTGTAACTGTATTCCAAATGTTAGAAACCCATTCAGAACCTTTTGTGATAATAAAGTTTAATGCTTGTCCCATTTTTTCAGCCACACTCCAAGCAACACGACTGAACCAACTTGTAACAGTGCTCCAAATACTGCTAACAAAATTAGTGATTGTACTCCATATCTGTGACCAACTTGTACCAAACATTGAAAGCGTTCGATTCATTACGCCAGTTAAAAAGCCGATAATTGACTCCCAAACTGATTGCATGTATTGCCAAATCGTATCAAGTACATTGGTAACCGTAGTTTTAATAGTCTCCCAAGCACCTGAGAAGTCGCCAGTAAGCAACTGAATTAAAGCAGTGAATAAACCTACTATGATTTGGACAGCTACGGATATCACTGTTCCTATGGCTTGGAACGCAATTGTAATTAACGTCCACAAACCTTGTATGATATTCATAACATTTGTAATAATGCCTATTACCAAAACACCTAAAACTTGCATGAATACTTGTCCTAATACTTGTAATATAGGCATGATTGGCTGTAATGTTGATTGAATTTTGCCCCACAATTGAGTTAACCAATCTACTACACCTTGAATCGCACCGGAAACTGCTGTTTTAATACCGTTCCAAGCTTCTGTTATTGTTTTTCTGAAATTCTCGTTTGTTTTCCATAAATAAACAAGAATACCAATGAATACACCAATGACTGCAACTACTGCTAATATTGGCCAAGAAATACTTGTGAAAGCACCAGTCAATAAACCGAACGCTTTACTTACCACCCCAGTTATTCTAGTTAAATCCAGTATTCTTTTGACAACATTCAATAAAGTCATACTAAACACATTACTTAACACACTGCTAACAGCTGCAATCGGAGCCATTAAAGCCCAAAATACGCCACCTAAAATACCGATAACACCGATAATTTGAGCGACTGCTGGGTGTGCTTCGAATAGTTTGGCGATAAATCCAGCTAAATTAGTAACGAAATCTAGTAATTTACTAGCTATAGGAGCCATTGCAGTACCAAATGCCACTAACGCTTTTACGATATTACCGATTAACTGCATAATAGTAGGACCATTCTCTTGAACGTAACTGATAAAGTCTTTAAATCCTTGTGATTGTCCTACTTGTTCTGACCATGCTCTAAATTGAGAAGTTAATTTAACTAACCAGTCAAAAATGTTAGAACTGTTTTGAGCAAAAGCAATCATTAAATTACCAATACCAGCGAACACATTGCCAAATATCTGACCAATCTTAGGTAAGTTAGTGGTAGTGTAGTCAATAAACGCTTTAATAGCATTCTGACCAGCCACACTATTAGCCCAATTTTGGAAAGCTATGGACATGTTCTGTAGTCCTTGAGACACAAATTTGAACAACGGCATTAATTGAGTGAAAATGTTAATTAATCCGTCGCCAAATCTTCCTGCAGCGTTCAATAAATCTCCGAAGATTGCGCCACCTATGCTATTCAATGCTTCAAATGCTTTCTTAGCTGTTTCAGAATGTTTAACCCAATCCTCAAACTTGCGTGCGTTTGCTTCAACCAGCATAGATACTTCAGATAAGAATGGTTTTAATTGAGACATCGCACTTGTAACACCTCTGATACCTGCTGACATCGCATTAAAGATACTTGCTTGATTCTCTTTAACAATATCACGCCATGTAGTTTTTAACTGATCGCTCGCATCTCTAAAGTTTTGAACTTCTTTTGTTACTGCCAATGTTCCATCTTCAACCATTTTAAGAGCGCTAATAGCCATTGCACCAAAGCCAACAACTCCAAGACCTGCGACAGAGAATGCGCCAACTAAACCTAAAACGCCACCACCTAATACACCAACCGCATTAAGTACTGCCATTATTGCAGGTACTAATCCGGCAATCACTGGTATCAATGCTTGTATACTAGCAATCATTAAGCCTTTGACCTGTTGCGCGAAGATAGTACCGAAAGTTCGGATTTTAGTAGCTAAGGCGTCCATTTTCTCGCCGTAATCTTTCAATGAGTTGTTAAGTTTACCCCAAATATCACTTGTTCCATTTACTTCTTTTCTCATAATCTGACCAATTCTTCCGAAAGAACGTTTAACTGCTCCTTCGACTTCATTGAATTCTTTTGTGAATTTATTTCCTAATTTCCATCTGCTGGAATCAATATCAAAACTATGCCTGCTAAGATCTATTAAATCTTCTTTAAACCCTTTAACCGCCATTTTAGCGGGGTTTGCATCTAAATCCAACTTAACAACATGTTTTCTCCAAGCTTCGACAGTAGCTTTAGTTGCATTATATTTGGCCATTAATTCAGTGTTACTTAGTTTCAAATCTACTTTATGTTGTTTAAATCGCTCTACTTGAGCTTTAGCGCGTTCTAAATTCGCTTTATACTCATCTGTTTTCATGAATAATTTAACAGAATGCTCTCGCCATCGTTGAGCCATTGATTTAGCGCGTTGTAAAGCTCTTTGGAATCTTGAAATATCTGCTTTTACATCTGTTTCAATTTCGTTTGGTACAGACGTCTTTGCTAATCGTTGAGCTTTCCTTACGTTGCTTTGGAAATCTCTAATATTGGCCATAATCTTTGCCATAAAATGAGTATCCAAAGGCTAACCTCCTTTCGATTCAAGGAATTTTCTTGTACCTTCTTTGAAGAGTTCACGTCTTCTTTTTTCTTCTTCTAATCTAGCTTTTTGTACACGAGCATAGCTACCAGGTTCTCTTATTTCGTAACGTTGTTTCTCAATGTCACGAATCATACTAGTTAGCCTCTTAGAAGCTTGTACTAAGCCGTTAGCTTGCGCTTGTTCAATTAATAATTGTCTTTGATCTAGGTACCTATCCTGACCACCAATAAGCCAATCACGCCATTCAGCAGGTGTTAGTGCTAACAATTCATGTTCAGGGATATATCCTAAATATCTAGCTGTCAGTTGCCTTATTTTTGAGTAATCGTGTAAGGTTCTGCGCCCATGATTTCCTTGTAATTCTCTTTCATCATTTCTATGCCTGCTTTCGTCATTTCTTTGTCCTCGCTTTTGGCCATATTCGGTGCTTTGTTCAATGTCATCCAGTACGAGCGACTCTCCCTCTTGAAAAAACCACTATTGTTAAGTTTGTCCAAAGCCCCTTGTAATAACGGCAAAGTATCCTCGTTTTCAGTGATGAAATCATCAATTGCTTTTTCTAATTGTTCTCGAGTTGGTGGGTTTTTTAAATAAGCAGTAGCACATTCCCAAAATTGTAAAATCGCTTTGTTTCTAGATTCTAGCAAACCGTTAAATATAACATTGAATCCTGGCATTGCTCCTTTTCTCCCATCTTCGCTATCTTCTGAGAATTTTTCAGCTTTTCGGTCAAATGCAAATGTTACTTTTGCTTCTACTTCGTAATCTTTTTCTCCGTCATTAATTTTTAATGTTGTAATTGGATTAAATTCAGTCAAAATATATACCTCTTTTCAATTTTTTTATAAAAAAATAGGGAGCTTACGCCCCCTTGATCTATTAGTTTACATAGAATGGTCTTCCGTGTGTGAATCAGATACAACACTAGCTTTCTTTTGATTCTCGAATGTTCCGACTTTTTCGCCGAATTTTTCGTATTCAACTGTAGGCGCACCTGCAGCTTCAAACCACTCTTTCGGCAAGTTATCTTCAGCACCTTCTGCTGTATTCCATTTAACTTTTAATGATAGTTCGATTTTGTCACTTTCATCATCAAATGACATTTCAAATGATTCTGGAACAACATAACCAAACATTCCGTGATGTTTACCGTCTGCACGTTTATTACGCTCATAAAGCCATATACGCAACTGTCCACCTGTTTGTACAGCGTGTTTCACTGCTTCAATTCCTTTATCTCCAGGCACATTACCAATTGTTAATTTAAATGATTCTGACATTGCATTGGGAGAATAGTCCGTTTTACCGCCTCGTACTATTTCAGCTAAATCATTTTCAATCGTATGTCCACCTTCTTGTAAGTCAGCTAATAATAAAGATTCTACTGGATCTAAGTCAGTTTCAGCTGGACGTACAACTGCTAAATAGTTTTTTTGCGCCATTTAATACACTCCTTCGTTTTTCTTTTTATGTCTGTACTTAAATAAAAGCCGTATCGTGCCATGCTTAGTAAACCTGTCTATATCAGGGAATACTGCTTGACTATCGATACGGCTAAATTGAAACTCGTAATTATCTATTTCTATAGGTCTGTTAAGCACATAACCTATCGCGCTTAAAATGAGCTTAGCCTCGTATTGTGTAGCGAACTGTGAATACACATGTATGACAATACCGACTGTTTCTCTCATTGTTGCGCTAGATTCGTTGTTAGTGACGTTTGATTCACCCACAACAATATATGGGTAAACAGCGTCATCTTGAACAACGTCAAAGACCCTATCATCAACTAGTTTGTTAATGTTAGGGTCTGAGATTAATCTTTTATATATTTGATTTGTAAGTTCAGGCTCAACTGATACCCACATATTTAACCACCTCTATGAAAAATACTGCTCGAATGTCTTGCGTCCTGCGTCAATTGCAGGGTTCCAAAATGGCTGTGGCGCTTGACCATATGTTGTGTACCATTCGCCGTCATCACCTTTAAAACTCCACGGAATCTTTGTAGCACGACTACCACCAGGACCAGTAGCATATATACCAGTACCGTATTCAACGTATATTGCATAATCTGCGCCGACACTTATAACACTGGATAACCCACCATCGAAATATTTAAAGTCAATACTTTCTTCTAAAAAACCTAAGTCAACAGGAGCTAATGCTACAGCAGTGTTGTAAATCTTCGTCGTTGTTTTAGCAATACCTTTTTTAACCCACTCTTCTATTTTCTTATCGAACTTATCCAATTCAACAACCATGCTATCAGCACCGTACTTAACTTTTGCCATATGGCACCTGCTTAAGTCGTAGTAGTTTAATTTCATGTTGTCCGCCCTGATCTACAGAATCGCCTACAATACTAAAGATTCTACCCTCATACTCAAATAAATTGTTTTTAGCTATTGGTAAGTCGTAAGGTACATATAGGTTTCTGTCATATTCTTGTGACATTTGATGAAATTTTAGTTGTTCAGATGTAGTAGGCGTATCCATAAATCCTTTAATTGTTTTATCGCTTACAAAGCGTTCTTGTATAATTGGATACTCTCCTACTTTTTTGATACTTCCAATAGAAATAGTGTGAGGGAATTCGTCGTATGGGTTAAACACAAACAACACCTCTACCTTATTGATTTAAACGGATGAAACTTTGCTCGTTTATACCTGTTTAATACTCCACTAATGTAATCAGGGACACCATCGTTATAAGTGTACGACACTGTCCCCATACTTCTTGACTTTAAATTCTTTTTAACTTCAGGTCGTTGATAATACTCTAGGACGTCTGCGACATACTTTTTGATTGAGTAAGGATAAATGACTTGACCATCTTTCATAAAATCATTGTTTGTTATATCCCTAACATCTTCTAGTATTCCGTCAACTTCCATCTTAAATATTTCTTCTTCATCACTTTTAACTTCCACTCCATTTTTCTTGAGTAAAAGTTTAACATCTTCATAAAGAGTCATTTTTATCACTCGCTCTTATCAGACGTAGTACGGCGTGATTTAACCTCTTTGTAACCGACAAGACTGTAATAAGAGTCAAACGCCTTCTTTGTAACAGTAATAGTCATATTGTCTTTTTTTACCTTAATCTCTTCTGCAGGATTAGCCATCATATCTCCTCCTATTCAGTTGGTTTAAGCGTTGCGAACGCTTCTGGTTTAACGTTCATGTATGCAATATGCATCGTCGCACGTAAAGCGAACATATCACGTTCAAATAATGATACTGGTTGGCCAGAAGCATCTGATGCTTGTAACGTCGTTAACGTGGCATCTTCAGAAATTGCATACTCAATACCTTGTAAGATACCGTAACGTGCGTAATCCCAATCACCCATTAGTGCTAACGATTTCTTTTTGTCGTATACATCCGCTCCAGTATAAGATAGTGGTAATCCCATAATCTCGTTCCCGTTAGCATCAAATAATGGTCTGTCATTAGCATCTAAAGCATTACGCATTTTACTTCTGAATGAACGTGTAGTTAATACTCCGTTTGGATCTAACTCTTCATCTTCAATAGTAGCCATTAATGCCGAAAGGTCTACGTATAAATTATTAGTATCTGTAACAACGTTACCTTTCTCTTCTGCGCCTTCAACAAGCGGTTTACCACTAGTTGAAGTGTTGTAAGGTGATTTAGTACCAAAGATAACAGCTTGGTCAAACGCTTTGTAAAATGCCTCTGCAATTAGAGGTTTAACCTCATTAAAGAAATCTTTTGCAGTCCATTTAAGAAACTCTTTTGATAACGGAATAATTACACCAATTTTCTTAGCTTCCATTTCTGCTTGTGCATATTCAGGCTTAGAAGTTTGAATACGTTCCGTTTCTGATACCCAGTAGGCGCCTACACCTTTTGCTAAGTAAGTAAATTTTTTCTTTTGTGCTGTCATTGGCTCATTTTTAGCTAATTTCATAATTGCTGAATTAGCCATAATGTCTTTCATGATTAAAGTACCTTGTTCTGCTGGAATAACGCCGTTTTTAAAATCCGATAAAATAACATTGCCTGGCGTGTATGTTGGAGTTGCCATATTTTATTACCTCACTTTATTTTCTAATATTGATTTCTTTCGCCATTTCTTCAATGGACTTTACATTTGAAGGGTCTAAATCTTGATTTCGTGATTCTTTAACATCTCTTCCACTCGATTTAAATTTAGACTCAACACCTTTTTGAACATACTTGTCAAAGGTTTCTTTTAAAGCTTTTAAGTTTTGCTCAGTATCTTCATCAGAATCGCCTAAAAATCTATCAACTAAGGATGTTGGTAAATTTAGTTCCTGCGCTTTACCTAGCGCGTTACTTCTTAACTTCTCACGTTTTGCCTCTGCGTCGCGTTTTTCTAACTCTTGTTCAAGAGCACTAATACGTTTTTGTTCTTCTGATTGCTC